AGGAACAACAACATCGTCCGTGGTGGTGTGTGCCGTTCCAGCGACCGTAATATAGCTACCCAGACCTTTTGTCATGTACGGATTTTGGGAGCCACTTTCAACGTCTGCATCAGCGTTGCCCAAGAAACAATATTCCATGTCTCTTTTAATCTCGACCAATTTCTTGGCGATACCGTTTGCCAACTCGGACTTAATCCCAGCAACTACCTGAACCTCATTAGCGAGATTCGATATGCGGAACGATCTGCGGAAAATCTGCACATAGTTCTGCATCAATGCTCGGTCTTTAGCCGGGTTAACGTAGTCGCCTGTGACCACATCAACGCCCTCAAATATTCCAGCACCCGAAGGGCTATCGTATTTATCCATTTGCCACCCCATCACCACATTGCCGGGCTTCTTCCCTTTTTTCGCAAGAGACGAAAAAACAGTAGATTTAGCATCGACATTGCTGATAAGGTTAGACAAATCCTCTCTACCACCGGAAGCACTATATTCCTGTCCGGTGACGCTGTATCCTTTTTCTAAAAGAAGTGCCATTCGATTATATCTTTCTTATCTGCGGGTATCTATATACCCAATACTACAAGTAATCGTTTAAGATTACGTTTGCCAAGGAATTCTCATCTCTTGACGAATCAAAAGATTTCCTAGCGGAAGCTGAACGGGCGGCAGCGGGCTTGGCCTTTGCCGGTGCAGATGTAGGCGTGGAGGGTTGGGCGGGTGCTTTAGCTTTAGGTTTGGCCGAGTTACTTTTCGGGTTACTCACCATTTCCCTATACGCTTGTAATCCCAATTGGAATATACTCACATCCGCTTTCCACGTTGGGTGGGTTCTGATTTCCGGCCGGTTTTTCAAGATTTCCTGTGCTTCTTGATAACCAACGGAACTTCGGTCTTTCCAATAGGTGAACACTTTGTCCACTTGGTCATTTACTTGGGATTCCTCCCGTAAATAATCGAGCCGTTCGGGGAGATGTTTTTTAATAGACTTGCGGGCATTGCGCTTTATGTTTCGCACATCATCCGCCGAGTATTCAATATCGTCGTCGCCACTCTTTTCAACAATCGCTCCGTCTGGGTTATCCTCACACCATTCCAAGATTTCGTCCGCTTTTTCCAGTTCCTTTTCCACCGCCCTTTGCGATGTTAAGTTACTGTACGGATTTGAGCTTGGTATGTTGGCCAGTTCGGGCAATTCCTCCTTGGACTCCAACTGCTCCCGTAGACTCTTAACCTCCGATTCCAGATCATCCACCCTGCCTTCAGCAACACGGCGTTTTGCAGTTAATTTGTCGATCCTCTTTAACAACCCTTTTTGGGGGCTGGGAGAATCGGCATCTGCCGCCGGTTCAACTTCCGCAGAATCTTCTGATTCAGTCTGAGAAAGAACTTCTTCGGCTTCTCCTTCCTCCGGTTGTTCGTCACTCGACGATCCTTCGGGAGGAGACTCCTCACTTTCCGCGTTATCCACCGATTCCTCGGCGGCCGGTGCTGGTTCCGGTTCTGGGGTCAACAACCTTTCCAGTTGCCCCGCCAACCCATCAACGTCAGTCGCCTGACTAGGATCGACTCCGATAGCTTCCGTCGATTCTGAAGGGCTATCACCTTCAGCTACTATGCTTTCACTCATGCTATTTTTAAGCCCGGCAAGGGGGCAAACAGGGGATGTTTATAGAGGCCCACAGAACCTCTCGTTCGCTATAGACGCAGAAAACCCCCGGTCGCCAAAAGGAAATCTGGCAAACGCGGGGGTTGGGGGCGGGTGTGCTAGGTTTTGTCTGGTTTTTAATTCAAACTATTGCGCGCGGTTTCTCTCAAATGAACCAAGTGCGCCATGAAATCCGACAGTCCGGCCGCTCGTCCACACTGATGAATTCGTTCTTCACCCTGCGTTTCTCCAGCAATTGCCTGTGAAATCTCCACCTCCACGGCCGCTCCCACATTGTCAAGAACCGCATCCCACAAGACGCTATTCTCAAACTGAAAAGGTGCTAGGTTCTGGTTCATGTTATCTGGTTAACACCGATTCGGCCGATCTGCGCGTTCTGCTGCTGCATAACGGACATCTGGAGATTCTTGGAATAGTTTTCGAACAGTTGTGTAAACAGTTCGTCACCTTGCAACGCTTGCTGCGCTTTCGGGTTACGCCCCACAATCTCCTGCGCGTACTGCATCTTGGTCTGGGCGGCCGGGTCGTTCTCCACATACTGCGGCTCCATTCCCAATAGCATTCCACCAATATCGGACTTCACATCCTCGTACATTTTCTGGGATGCTGTGGTCTGGTCAATTACCAATTCCTCGGCAATGTCCGGCGAGATAGATCGCGTAATCATCTCCACCAACTTGTTCCTGTCCAGCACTCCACCGACATCCTGCGGCACAACATACTGCGCGATGCTCGACAACTTCGTGTTGACATATTCGGTGTCCAGTTCGCGCACATCAAACTTCAAAACGAAGTCGAACTGCATCATGTCACTTTCGGGGATTGAGTTAGTTCCAGTGATCCGCTGGATTTCTTCCGGCGACAAAAACTGCAAACTCAACTGGAACATCTGCTGATATGCCTCTGTCCACACTGTTAACCAGTTATTAACAAGTCGTTGCTGTTTTAGCTGGGTCTGCGTGGCCGGAATGGCCGCGTTGGCTCGACCGAAATATTCGTCTGCCTGTTTCGTCACAATGTCGATCAGGTTAAGTGCAGTGTTCGGGGTTCGCGCGGGCGGGTTCATAAACTCATACTCGCCCGGCTTGGTCACCGGCAACTGAACGGCCGGGCCAATCTTGTTCGCCAACCCAATCCGCTTACTCACCATGATGGGAGGCAGCGTCTCGAAACTGGTTGAATCGAAAACAGAATCCCGCTGCGTCTTAATCTCGTTCTGCCACGTTCGGCAAATGTCCGGCACTCCACGGCTCTCCGTGACGCGGCGTTTCAACCGTTCCCGGCGATATTCCACAAACGGATACCGACAGTGGATGTAGTCCAGCAGTTCGTGCTTGGCATACAACTCGTCGCCACTGCTGTGCATCGACATGATGGGGTTGAACACGGTGAAGTAAATCCCCGGCACTCCATTCTTGTCGCCCTGCCGACTGTACGCATACACCACCTCGATTAGGTTGTCGTACATGGTCATGGACTCGTTCAACGTCAAGTCCGTAACGGTTTGACTGAAATCGTGGAACTCGCTGGATCGACCGGCCGTCTTAACGGCTTCCTCCACCCACGCCTCGTCCCAGCCTTCGTCCACCACTTTCGCCCGCAACTCGGCCTCGGTCAAAAATGTCCGGCGGAATATCACACGGGCCGACTGTAAGTCCACGGTTTCGGGCGGGAACGAAATCTCCTCCCACGGCTTCAACGCCACAATAGTCGGTTGGTTCACCGCAATATACGCCTCCGGTATTTCTGTCTGCCCGTCATTCCGTAAATCGCGAATGGCCGATCTGGCTTCCTTCGCCTCCAGACCGGGAAACTGCGCTTGCAAAATTCCAACCACAACATCCTCCTGCTCCGCGTCCATAATGAGTTCGGGCAAATCCTTCAACGGGTTTCCCTCCTCCATCTGATCCGCCATCGCCATGATCTCGTCCATCGTGATCTGGCGCGGCTTCAAAGCACTCTTCTGCTCCCAACCCACAAACAAAGCACTCCACCCATATTGCTGTCCGTATTGGGCGAGTAGTTCTGATTCGCGGTTTAGTGTGTGGTACAACTTTGTGTCCATCTGCCACCGCATTAAGTTGTTTGCCACGGAAGCCGTTTCGGCATCCTTAACCTCCGTGCCGCCAACTTTCAAAGTCGCCCGGCTAGAGGCCGTGGTCAAAATGTCCACCGTGTCGTTGATGATGGAATCGGCCAAGGGGATGCGGGTGTCGCTCGCACCATCCCACGGGAATGCCTGTGCCCCCTCCTTCATATTCGAATCGTGCTTCTTCCCGTCCTCACTCTGGGAAGCCCATCTAGTAAACCGCACATCGTCCAGTTCGGTCACTCGTTCCAAGGAGTACCCCTCGTTCAAAGAACGGTTATATTCCTTCGCTAACTCTCTCACATCGGGCGTATCGCTCGCCCGCGCCATCTCATCGTTTGTTTCCATGATTAAAATACGTTAATAGAGACGACTTGTAATAGCGTCTCTGGTTACCCGTAGTTCTGTAAATTTTTACTTTTCCGTCTTCGGCCAGTTTGGCCAGATATTTACGCTCCAACCCGGTCAGTTCTTCAGCCTGACTCGGCGTTAACAGTAATGGCAAAGCCGAAATCATCAATACCCTCGAATTCCCGTCCCTGCAAATGTCCCGGCCGTAACGTGGATGGGTTCCATTACGGCTAAATATCTCAAAGTATCCACGGGGTCTTTGGAGGCTCCACGCTCCCCATCCCGATTTGTCCACTCCTGCAAGGAATAGATCAAATTCCCGCAATCCCGGCTAATATACAAACTAGGCTCATTCATTACGTCCACCGGGGAACTCTGGTCGTAGTTCAGCCAATCGTTGATAATAGTCAGCCCATTTGCCACCGAGATTCCCGCCGCTTGGTTGAAATACATCGGGTTCTCCCCTTCCGCCAGTAAGTCGATAATCGACGTTCCGCCCTCACGCCCGGCAGCCTGTGTCGCGCCCGCACGGGGATCGATATATCTCTCCTCAATTTCCTCGCCATTTTCCAGTTCGATAATTAACTCTTTAATCTCATCCACGCCGCGTCCGCCGCCAATGCTTTGGGCCGGGCCAACTGCACCGTCTGCTTTTTCGCCGGGGATTGCCCATTCCCCAAAGGTGTCCCGGTCGGGCCACTCCCGGTAAATGTATTTGCGCCCCTTCTCATCCACGCGCAGCCACAGGATAAACCAATTCCGATTCCACGCCGGGTCGGAAGACAGATAGTTTGTGCCCTCCGGTATTTTATCAGCGTCCAGTATGTGAACGTGGCAGAATTTAGGGAACTGGTTGCCCGTCAGGTTCTCCGCATATCCATACGCCCGTAACTTGATCTGGATACTGGTTTCCCCCTTCAAGGTCTTCACCATCTCCGAATACGGGTTGTACGGATTCATGGCCGTGAAGAACCAGATGATGCGGCCGTTGTCCTTCCGGTTCTTCGCCGTGTACGGCATTTCGCCCACCGGGCAGCCCCCCACATTCACATTATCCGGTAACAAAGGACTCGGCCTCGTCTCCAGAATATCCATACCGTTTAGGTATTCTTTAACAGTTGGGGTATACCCGTCCACGGGGGTGAAGGTTATTAAGAGGCGACCGGATAATTTGTGGCTGCCCGCGCGGGTCACCAATCTGAATCGAAGCGTCTCCACCCATGTGATTGGCACAAGCTCATCACACCAAATCATGTCCACCTCACCACCCTCAATCACTCGCATTTCCTGCGAATAATTCATAAACCAACACTGGGAACCGTTGGGTAGGATGAAGGTGTTTTCGGTGAAGCCATTCTTCTGGGAAAAACTGACGTTCTGCACCTTCCCCTTCTTAATGTTCTTCCACTCGGCCGGGATGTACTTGTGGACGAGTTGCTGCTGATCTCGGATGCTGGATTGCGCGGTCATTCCAAGTACCCAGACCTTCGCCCCCTTTTTAGCCGTCATCACTTGGATGATCCTTTTGGCGGCGAATTCAGATTTTCCAGCCCGATTGCCACCTTGGATCAGTAACTCGCTAACCCCTTCCCACAAGTCGTCCGCGTCTTTCCAGTTCGCTGGCTCAAACCCATATCGGTAGGGGTCGGATTTCTCCAAGCGGATTAACTCCTCGCGCTTTTCCAGTGCGCGGGCCAACTCATCCAACCCCGATTCTCCACGGTCGGCAAATTCCCGCATTTTCTCCTGCGAGGGAACCACCAAGACCGGGTGTTCTGTGGGGGTGAATGCCATCTACTTCCAGCTTGGCCGATTCTGCATGGCCGCAATAAGTACGGCCTCGCCTAATGTCCGAGTTCCACCATTAACTTCTATTAATGTGGTTTCTTTAAGTGCGCCCAGTGGCAGCGCAAAAGGCGGCTGTTCCGCTTCAATTGGTTTCCAGAAATCCAAGCACCCAACCAATGCTTTTAACGGTTCCGTGTACAGAAACCACTCCCCTCGGTGGCGTAACGGCCCAAACAAACGGTGGAACGAACGCTCCAGTTTCGCGCCCCCCTCTAAACAACCCACCAAAGTCAACTGTCGAGAGTTTCCGACTTGCATTTCGGAAATCCGCGATTCGGGGGTTTTAGACCGCCCAATCTTTAAATACTCAAGTCCACCCGGCGTTTCCTCGACAACAAAATACACAAACCCTGTGTCCGTGTGGCTCATCGCTCCTATTTCCAAACCTTCCGATTCAACAACATCCCAATCATGCCGTAGTTAGCCGTGTCTTGGTACGAATCCTCCAAGGGTTCGTTATTCACTCCAGATTCGCCACGCATACCTTTAAGCAATATGTGGCGCATCCGACTTACTTTGTCCTGCAATCGAACGGCCACTCCGATCTCGCCAGACGCCGCGATATTCGAACTCCCATAGTCCTGCTGTTTGTCATCAAACAGTTTTATGCATTCCAGCGCGACTTTCACAATCTCACGCCCCATGTCTGTCTTAATATCCAGACCCTCTGCCACAACCGTGGCCAGTTTTCCTTTATCCATCTTCACAGTTTTTAAAATCGTCATCTCCGTCTTCATCTTCGTCCATCGCCACTGACATGGCTTCACAAAACAACTCCATCTTGTACATATCCAGTACGCCCATCAGGTGGGCATACGTCAGGTCAAACTCCTCCTTAAACCGCTCCGTCAACGCCACCAGTTCTTGGTAGTACGCGTCGGCTTGGTCGTCCGCGTCCACTAGGCTTTTCCACGTTGTCGAGGCTGCCGAATGACGGCCCAACCATTGCCATCTCGCCGGATTTCAATTTCCATTCCCGGCACAAACATTTGGGAGTCCCGCACCCGTACTGTCAGGAGTTCTTCAGTTCCACGGGGTTTTGCGTGGACTTGGATCAGTTTTTGATTCGGGAAAACTGACCTAAACACAGTTGCCGGAAACGTGTCCGGGGAGGTGCTTGGTTTCTCATCCACCCCGTACCATTTGTGAAGCCACACCATACCCTCGTCCGTCCAGTGGATGAGCCGCCCCTCTTTGTACGAGAGTTCGGGATTCTCGTCCCGGTGTTTGCGGAGTTCGTTTCTCGAAACGCCTAACTTCTGGGCAATTGCTGACTCTAACATATTGGGCTTTTTGTCAAAAAATTTTGTAAGTCGAAATCCATTATAGGATTGGAGCGCGCGCGGGCGAGCTACCCCCCTCCCCCCCTTGACTCTTCTGGTTTGATTTTGTCACTCTGATTCAAGTCGATGGTTGGTGGTTGGTTGGTGGTTGTGTCAATTGGTTTGTCCATTGTTGCCGATTCCTTTTTGTTTTGCGCCGGATTCCCTGTTTCATTGTCAGT